GATGGTGATGACACAATTTACGATGTGGAGGTCCCACCTAATGCTTACTTATCACCTTTAGAAGGTATACAAGCTGATGCCGCACAAGCAGTATCTGCGCCTAACTACGGACAAGCATCACAACAAATTGGAGACTTTAATACATTAGGTAGAGCTGCTGATATTGTGACAGAGATGTTACAAATAGATGCTGAGGCAGTAGCAAGAGGAGAACCATCGAGATTTGGTGCTGAGGGTTTAGTTGACTTTTTCAAGAAGGAATCAAGAGCAACCTTAGCCTCATTTATGAATGCTGTGAGCCCAGGTCTTGGTGATCAGTTTGCTAAAGAAGGTAATACCTTAAGAGATAAAGATAAAGTTTTTTATCAACTGCCATATACAGACCCAGAAACTGGTGAATTAATTACAGAAGAGAAAGTAGTGGAGGTAAACTTTCAAGCACCAAGAGATATTAAATTACCATTCGACTTAGGCAATACTAAAACAGTTAGTAGATTTGTATCAATCGATGATTTTTATAATCCAATTACATACACAAGTTTAGGATATGATGGAGACTATGCTAGATTGAAAGTGCAAGAGAACTTAATTATTTATGCTTTAGCAAGATCATTAAAACCCACTGGACGATTAAACGTTGACGATATTAGAAGAGCTTCTTCTCTTGTTGATCTACAAGGTCTCAAATCTCCAGACTTTGTTAGAACTCAACTATCTGAGATATTAAAGTTTTTAAGAAAAGGACAAGTAGATATATATGAAGCTGGTAGATACGGTGAGGGTAAAAACATTTTTGACGATCAAAAATATCAAGAACAAGTTTTAAAATTTAAACAATTTTTAGGAGAAGATGTATCTGATATCCAAATACCACCAGCACCTGATTCATCTCAAACAGTTGAGGGTAGTGTCGTTGATGAGGATCAAAACTTCGAAATAAATTTAGAACCTGAAGACTTATTTGGAGGAGCTCAATAATGCCTAAACCACCACCAAATCAAGTTACAATTTTAAAAGGAACACCTAACGAAGCTAAATTCTTTTTTGAAAATCCTACTAATCCTACAGCGAATGATATAGCAAAGGTAAAAAAATATTATGGCATAGACGATTCTGCGACTCCTATGCAAGTCATAGAAGAGTTAAATAAATTAAAAGGTGTAGAACAGGCAAATATTTTATCAGATATACCTTACGACCCACAGACACAGACAAAACAATATTATTCTGTCTTAGCTCAAAAAATAGCCGATACAAATCAAAGAATGGCTCTGATTAAAGATCCTGCAAACTATTATTTTAAGCAGGCGAATGAAGCTATTGGTAAAATACCTTTTGTTGGAGGTTTATTAGATAGAGCCGTGCCAGATCAATTAGTATCAAAAGGGTCTGCAGAAATTATCGGTTCATTAGCTTTTATGGGTGGCGCTGGTTTATTAGGCACACCTTTTGGTGGACCTGTAGGAGCTAGCACTGTGATGGTAGCAGCGAGGGGGTTAGGTGCTGATGCTTTAGGTGCACAGGCAGGCGGACAAGTTTATGAATTGACTAATCAATTGTTAAGACATTTAAACGACTTACCACTTGAAGATAGAGAACTACAAAACGCTAAATTTTTAAAAGATGCTTATATGAACTTGGCTTTTACTGGAGGAGCCATGGCCCTCGGACCACTAATCAGTGCATTTAAACCAGCCGTGGGTAGAGTATTATTTGGTTTAGATAACAAAAACCCTGAGTACAAAAAAATGTTAGAAGTAGCAGAAACTTATGGCATGCCATTAGGTATCATACAAGCTACTAACAGTGCTTTTTGGAAAGGTTATTCAAAAGTTTTAGGTGTTTTTCCATATGTTGGAACACCTTTCAGAAGAGCTGGAGAGGGAACACAAGAGGGCATAAGACAATTTTTTGATAATGCACTCAACAATCTAGCACCACTACAAACAATGGCATCATTAGGTGGTGACATGATGAAATTAGGTAGATCTGAATATACGGACACTATGAAAGTTTCAGATGCTTTATATAAATCATTTGCAAAATATGCTGAGAAACTAGATGGCAAAAAAGTCATAAAGTTAGATACAGTAAAAAGATTAGCTGATGAGTTTCAAGATGTATTAGTTTCATCTAAACCAGGCACTCAAGGTTATGGTTTTAGATTTCCTGGTGATGGATCAATGAAAGCCTTTACAGAGTTTTATCAAACCTTAAGTAGGCTTGATCCTGACGGTGTAACAATTACACAGTTTAGAACTTTACAAAAATTATTGTCTGACTTTCAAGCTAACTTTAAAATTGAAGGTAAAGGATCTGTGCCAACAGAAGAAGGAGCTAGAATATCACAACTCCGATTAGCTTTAGAGCACGATGGTAACAAATTGATAAACATAGATGGTGTAGACAAAGTTGTTTTTGATACAGCCATGGAAAAACTTACAAGAGCAAATGCATATTTATCTGCAGTAATGCCTAAATATAAAGGCCCTGGTGCTAATATGTACAAACAGGTAAATGCAAATATATTTTCACCTGGTCCACAAAGCACTTCAGAGGGAGTTTTAACTCCAAAACAAATGATTGAAAACTTGTTACCTATGATGAAAGAAGATCCAGATTTAGTAAAAGCAGTTATGAATCTAGCAAAGACTCCTAATGCAAACTTGAAAGCGTGGAGAATGTCTGGTTTTAAAGAAGGTGTCCCTGTTAAAGTTACTGTAAAAGAATTAGATGATGTTCCTAATTTACCTAATGGTGACCCCAACCCAAACTTTGGAAAACAAATAGATGTAGAGCAAACTGTCATATCTATGGCACCAAACGCTGGTAAGAAAAAAATAATTAGAGCTTTTTATGACCAAGCGATCAAAGACTCATTTACAGGATTACCTGTGGCTAAGACATTTAATGATTACAAGAATTTAGCTAAGCTTCCTCCAGAGGAAGTTTACAAACAAGGTTATAAAAATAATGCAGATGTATATAGATTTAGAACAGTTGATTTTGATCCGAGAAAGTTTGCAGACAGCTTAGGTTTAAACAGCACTGATGGAAGAGCAGCATTAGAAGTGGCTTTAGAGGGCACAGGTACAAAAATAAAGGATATCGAAAGATTTTTAGAGGTAGCAGAAAAATCTGGTAGTTTCACAGTCACCGACCCATCCTCATTTGTTCAAAGACGTGTAACCTTAGGAGGTTTTAGAAGTTTATTATTATTTGGTGGTGTACAGGCTGGTGCAACAGCAGCAGGTTTTGGTCTGCCGGTATTGATGGTGCCTTTACTATTAAGATATGGATCTAGCATCTTAACAGACCCAAAAGTGTTAAAAGCATTTTCAGAAGTTTTAGACCAAACAGGTCTTGATGTAGTAAAAAGAGCGGGAGTTGCTAGGACTGTTGGAGAACCTGAAGATACAAAAAAGACATTAGAACCCTTTACAATCTCTGAAAAAAATAAACAAATATTATTAGACTGGGCTGGTACAACATTACCTACACAAGATGATTTAGATCAGCTAGATTTTGTAAACGAGGTAGAACAATCTTTGATAAGTTTAATGAAACAACCGCAAACGCAAGTAGAATCAAAACCCGCAAGAAACCAACAAATGGAAATGATGAGTAGAATGTTTGGTGCACGAGGCTATCTAACTGGTGAAGAGGCACAAATAAAACAACAGATAGAGGATAGATTACAACCACAATTTGATGCTAATTTGGGATCGACACCTGATGTATCATTACAACCAAATATGCAGGTGCCACTACAGGCTAATGTTAGAAATCAGTTAGCCTTAGGAACCTTAGATGATGCTTTGGCTACACAAATGTTTAACAGAGGGATAGGTACACTATAATGAAACTTGATGGCGGCGTAGGATCAGTAAGAGTCATGCCTATAGGGATGCGAGAAGGCGGTGATCCTGCAGAAAAATTATTAGCTGAGGGACCTCCTACACAATTTAAGTTAAAGGACGAGGAGAGTATTATACCAAGTGAGCCTAATGTACTAGTAAAACCTAATAGAGATGTAGGAGCTATTTTTAGAATACCTGATCCAACTTTTGGTCCTATTCCCAGTGAGCCTGAAATGTCAGAGGAGCCAGGTCAATATGGATTTTTAAAAGGAGAAACAGGAAAAGACGTTATGATTATGGGACCGGTAATTGATCCTCGTGAAGTATATCCCATGGATCCTGATCCAGGTATACAATTTAATCCCATGATGCAACAACAAAACGGAGGCATATCTGGGCTAATAAATGCTAGTATGACTAAGCCCAATGGTATATTGTCTATTCAGAAAGTTTACGACATATGATTGAAATAACAGATTCACTTCGAGAGCAAGTACGTCATCATGAAGGTGTACGCACCGCAATGTATCTCGATAGTTTGGGAAAGGCCACGATCGGCATAGGCCACCTTATACTTCCGCATGAAAGAGAAAGATATGCAGAAGGTGTAGAGATTACCATGGAAGAGGTAGAAGAACTCTTCGATATCGACTTAAACAGAGCAGCAGCGGGAGCTGATGAGCTGATAGCTGAGAAGATTGGACACGATCTACCTCATCCCTCTCT